TCGTTCCTGGTGAAACTTGAAAACCCATAGAACCTGATACGTCACACATAGGTAGAATTGCTGCTGCACCAACATAATTAGGTAATGCTTTCCATTGTGCCTTAGCAACATCAACCACGGTTCGTTCTACAGCCCATTTAAGCAACGGTTTAATAACATCATGAGGGAAAATTGAAGAGGCATTGATTTTAGCATCCCCCTTAACCAAAGCATCACGATAAGCAACATACTTTTCTGTTGCATTACGTGAGAATGCCCTTGCATACCTAGAGGCAGCTATTGATGGTACGTGCTCAAAATTGATAGAATTCCATTCCTTTGAGCACATAGCAGTTTCTACTACATTAGTTAATGAAACCAGAGTCTTACGATAACGCTTTGGTGTCCAATCAAGATATGTACGAAGTTCAACTGCAGTCAATCCCTTTCGGGGCATCCATTTCGCAGCCAGCCCATTACCAGCTAACAAAGCCTTCTCAATAACCGAAAATGCTGCACGTTTGCCTTCAGTAGTTTCAGCAACCAGAATATCATCAAACCGACCATATTCTGGTACTATAGAAACTAAACGATTGAATACTGAAGGATAAGCCCGTTCAATATATTTCAAAAGATCACGAACTACTTGACGTTCTCCCATCCCACCACGAATGTCGCGTGCGTACATCAAAAGACGAACCGCTAAGGATGGGTTGTATTGATAAGCAGTTTCAAACATTGGGGATATATCACGATCGGTACCACGAACAGCACCGATTTGGAAAAATAAATCAACTAAAGGATTAGTTGAGGTATCAAAAGTTGCCATGCCGTTTTCTGTGCGGATGACCTTTTGGGTGTCTTGCACTGCTGCTGAGAATTCCATATTTTTACCTTTCATAATTAACAGGATAGATGCCTTTAGGGCGATCTGAAAGTAGAGTTTTTTGGTTGCTGTCTCTATCCTAAAATACTGCTCAAATTTTATCAGGATCAATGATTCGATTGTTATCGTTAGATGTCTTACCATCAGTCATTAGGTACTTTCCCTACATAGCAGAATCATTATTAAACGACCCCAATCAGAGAACTCTGTTTTCAGTCAAACTCTTTCGTTTTGTCAGATATGGACTTTTACTTCCTGTAAACCATACCGTTTCTATCAGCAATTTTCAAATTGGTTGCTGTAATTGATCCTATTTTTAAATCATACTACTATTATATATCACTCAATCTTTATTGTCAATATCTATTTTAATGATGTTGCTATTTGGATTCCCGAAACTTGTCCAAGATATCCATCCTCAACTTCTTTTGGGATTTGAGTTGTCGAACAAATAACTGTTGCCGGATTAAGATTTAACACCTTAAGGTCTGGGGATGAAAGAAAAACGTTAACCATCCCAACCTGAATCTGTCCTTCTTCGTCCCGCATTAATTGTACTACCTTTGGGTGTGTAACTTGAAACAGATCATCCAATAAAACTTTGCCAATGATTTCCGTTCCGTCGTTAAGCTTGTGAACTACTATTGTCGTCATGTATTAATCCTCATATGTCAATTCTAAAACCAAAAAATTTCTCAAAACATCGTTCAATTCCGTCATGTCGTTGAACCCAATCTGACGGTTTTTCATCTTCTTTTAAATCGGTTGCTTTTGTAATAATTCTACCCTTCAATTTCACTTTTTCATCATAAAATTCAACATGATCATCTTGCTCAATCGCATAATATTTCATAATATTACTCCATTATAAATTAATTAAACTTAGGTGTCAAATAACTTTACCTGTTTTTGCTGGCTGCAAAATTATCTTTTGAAAATACACCTCTGCGAACCAATTTCAACGATCCTTTACTACCAATGACAACATAACCTTCGGGATTAGTTTTTGACAATGAACCATCAGGATTGTCAAGATAATGACCTATGTCCTGCGAAGTATTTAATTTGTCAACTATCATGTGCTTTGCACGTACTATATGAGAAAAAATATCAAATGCAGTGTCTATATTTTTAATGTTATCTCGAGCGTCTTTAATTACCGAATCTCGTTTTGCTTCTTTTCCGGCTTTATTTTTTACTTTATCAATTTCTTTTTGATGCCACTGATTTAGATAATTAATATAACCTTCACCAGACATTTTATCGTCATTACCTTTCCTAACTTCACTATTTATATATTGCATAATGAAAGGTTGGGTGGTTGATTGGGATACATAATCAAATACCGACTTGGGTGTCTTTTGAAAAGCTTTGCCTATTTCACTTAGGTGATCATCAAGTTCACTATCAAATTCAGGGCCATGTTTTAAACCAACTGGCAATACAAACACATCACTATGCTGATTTAAAGCATCTTCATCCGCTGAAGTGATGTTTCCATGATCGTCGTATAACGTATGAACAGCAATTCCTATTTTTGCTTTAGCAACTTTATGCCCCATAGGACTATCTACAGGAACAGCATATCTGATGGTATTAGGTCTAAATGTATAACAATCAACACCATCAATAATTTTTCTACTTACATCACCATCGGTAAATAAAATATCACCTTGGTGGATTTTAGTGGTACCTAAATGGGGTAAATATTTTAATGCTGATTTTAATTTTTCAACCAGACCTGGAGCGTGACCGTGATTTTTGTCAATTTCATCGTTTGTCCTATTAATTTTTGGGTCTTTATTAAAAATTGATTTAGTACCAACGAAAAATCTTCCATCCTTATCGTGCCCAAAGGCACACGAGGGTGAATTATGAATTAAAACCCACCCATCCCCAACTCTAGCATAAAAATTTTCAGTTGATGTGGTTATATCATGCTGAATATATTTTTCTGATAAATTAGTTAACTTCGTAATTTTCATTTTTAAATACTTCCCTTAATTTTAGTGCGATAGGTATAAAAGATTCATAAAGAGTATTACTTTTGATTGTATTTACATATCTCAATACAAAGGCAAGATTACCAATTCCTCCAATAACTTCTGGTTTAATTCCATTTAAATATCCCCAAATTACCGGTATTTTGTGATCCACTGACCTTTTCCTTGGGTCATTAGGATTTACTGATAGTCCCAATTCCGCATCTATGAATTTAATACCGGTATATTCGCAAAAATCTAAAATTTCTTTTTTCCTAATAGATTTTAGTGTTTCGGTTTTTACCTTTTTTTCATATTTTTTAAAACCATCAGTTAGGAATGAAACTTTTTTATATTCAATTTTATTAGTATTATTCCAACCATATAATTTAGTGCATCCTATATTTAAAACACCATGATTTTTTATTGTGGTTTCTTTTATTTTTTGGGTTCTTCGTTGAGTTGGTGTATATTTTCTATAAACACCATTATCCACCAACCAAGTTTTTAAACTTTTGCCATCCGCAGAAGAATATGCAAAAGATTTACCCAATTCAGTTCCTATCATGTCATTAATAAAATCTAATAATTCTGTTAGGGAATATTCATCCTTTATATATTTACTTAAAATCAGGTCTTTATTTTTAGCACACCCATCAAAAAATAAATTTTTTTGTTTTTTATATTCTACGCATTTAGCTAAATGTCCACCAATATTATTATTAGGTTGGTTACAAAATTTACATATTTCCATATGGTTATCCTATTTGTTTTAATATTTACCAAATATATTTATCAAATAAGATATCTCACACCATCTATATTTTTTGAACTTCATCTTCAGTAGTTAATTGTGCAGCTGGTACCCATCCTCTATTTTTTGTAAAAATTTCATGATCTTCGGTGCATATCAAATAACCATTATTATCAAATTCTATTCTGACCCACAATTTATCAGATTCGCTAACCAAATATTTTGACCTATATATCATTTTATCAAGACTATCATTAAAATCATGACCCAGAACCATAGTTGTATCAGACAAATCATTTATTTTCCTAGGGCCTTTTTCTGTCATAACTACAGTATCTTCGTGGACACAACCATCGATCTTACGGGATAGTTTACCTCTTTCATCAAACCCATTGAACATGTGCTTTACTGATTGTAATTGATCTAGGGCATTCCTAACACCGTGGACACCGTTGTTGAAAATTTCATCTTCAATATGCTGCAAGTGTGTTAGTTTCTTATTCTCTGACTTGTATTGGTTTCTAACTGGTGTCAAGTGACCGAATTCAGATTCATGGGTTACAACCCCACCACGACCATATTTACCGAAACCATAATAGGTCAGACCCATTGCTGCTGCAGAGGTTGAAGCTGGTGACTCTAATAGATAGGATGCGAATCTCATTATTGGGCCCACCTAATTCCAGAATCTTCAACTTTAACAACTGGTGTTAAATGTAAGAACGCCATTAAATTATCCCATGACTTTGAAATCCAACTAATAACCTTTTGTAGGAAATTATCTGCCCATGTTTTTGCGGTCTTTAGTGCAGTGTCAATACCTTTTTGTAACTTACCTTTGAATGTGTCAACATGCTTGCCCACCATATGAAGAACATCGGTTTCATCTTTGTGCTGTGGTTTATTTAGTTTAACCAACTTGGTTCCACCATACTGAATATACATTACATGATTATCTTGACCCCAACGGCCGAAACCGAAATACTCTAAACCCATTGCCTTTGCTTGCTTTGCTGCTGGTGTCTGCTCAGATTCTGATAGCATGTTATATGAATTTAAATCTTCATTAATAAGTGTTTTATATGCATTATTCAAGGTCAATTCTTCAACCTCATTGATCATATTAAGTACCGACGATAAATCAAAACCTTCATCAAGTGATTCGTCATCTTCATCATCCGAAGAATGATCACCCACCGACAACCTAATCGTACTAGCTGACGTTCTTTCACCAGTCTTACCTGTAATACCTTTGACTGTCTTCTTAACTGAATTGGACTTAAATGCAACATCCAATTTAACCTGTTCAGCAATAAACTTAACGAATTGGGGTTCATTGAATGGGTCGTGTAATTGAACTAAGGACCCATCATATGATGCAATCAGAACTCTATTGGCGGTAGCAATATTATTATCAAACTTAATCTCACCTGTCATGGCTTCAAAAACAAATTGGTATTGTAATTTAGGATTGTTATTGAAAAGATTCCTCAATTTAACCTTAGCCATTTTATTATATTCATCTGCTGCAGTGTGAGTTGGATCATTGTGTGATTTTTTAACCATCCAATCTTTACCCTTGTTTTTACCTTTTGTTGGGGTATAGTATTCCTGATTTTCCCTATATTTGTGACGACCTGGCAACTCTTTGATTAACTTTTCTATTTCTTGCACCACCTGTTCCAAGTCAGACTCCATACCCGTCTTTTTAACTGCTGCCCAAAATGTAGCAAGGGCCTCACCGCCACCAGCAGACATTAACTGGGAACCTTTAGCTTCTTTAACTGACAATTTATATTGATTACCCAATGCCACATCGGTTTTCGGTGTAGCGGTTGCTGATGGGATTTTATTCCCAGGGAAATATTGTCCCCAAAAATGTGAACAAGGTCCTTCCTTCTGCCCAACCTTCCAGGCCTTTGGGGCTTCAACCTTATATTTTTCTCTTAATGTAGCAGCAATTCTTCTCCCACCTGCAGCATATTTTGTCTTATCTTCGCCATTCCATGCTGCCACAATTGCCTCTTCAAGGATAGCACCCTCTGTTTTACCTTCTGACAGAAATGCCCTAAATGATGTATCAACCATATTTCTTAATCTTTCCGTTTATAATGTGATATGGGGTAAATTGAATATTCTTATATTTATCAAGTTTGGATAATGACATAAAATCATCCAACCAGCCAATATGATCATCATACAACCTAACCCTGCTATACTTGCCTGTATCAAGATATTTTTCTATCACAGGATTTTTTGGTTTTCCTGAGGTGGTAATAATATCAATTTTATCAATATTTACCCCGTGCTCCCTAAATGTTTGCAAAAAATTTCCATGATCATCAAACGGGGCACGAACTGTTAGAAAAATAACTTTAGAATCTCTTTCAGCCTTTTCAATTGCCTTAAGGATAAAGTTAATTCGATGTATTACTTTATGGTTTGGTTTTGATGTTTTTCTAAATAAATTAGAATCAGAAAATTGTTTAAAATCATATTCATGACCAGTTTTCAATTTATGGGTATTAAATTCCTGATTGGACAATGATTGAACTACAACACCCTGACCATCTTTAACTAAAATTTTAGCTGTAGTGGAAAATAGGGTTTCATCTATATCGAATATCGTCAGTCCCGCATCTCGAATGTAATCTTTAAAGGTCTGCATAATTGGTATTGATTCATAGTTTTGATTATTTATCAATAGTGACTACTCAAAGTTCAAATCACCATAATCACCACGTTTTTTCATTGCCGACCCAAAAGCTGATTTATCAAATCCAGGAACGTCCTCAGTCTTTCTACCAGTGTCAGTCAAATCATTAGTTTCACTTTCTGCAATGTCAAAAAGGGTGAATTTACTTATATCAGCACCAATGACGAATCGTTTCTTCCAATTAATATCAGAATAACGACTTTTTAATCGTTTAATCATCACCTGACCCATCCCATCTAACTCCTCGGTTCTGATCATAGCAAACATATCATCCACCGTCATAGGTACCCCGGCCGATTCTGAGGTATCACTCATATCAATATCAGAATTGCCGAACCCACCTCTATTAGTTTGGGTTGCTGTCATAATTGCGACATTATACTCAACAGCTAACCCTCTTAATTCTTCAGCTATTGCCTTAATTATCGAATATGAATTAATAGAACCAGACATACCACCTTTAAATCTCTGACTTGAGCAAATATTTAGATAATCAATAAAAATAATATCAGGTATAAAATTTTTCTTCATCTTAAGTTCTTCTAATAATGCTCTGAAATGTCCAGCATGAGATGAAGCTGTTGGGTACTCCTTAATGATTAATTTTCCGTGTGTTTTTTTGAGCAATTTGTTGAATCTGGATTCGTATTCAACTTTTGAAATATTAGGCATTTCTGAAATTGGAACACCTAATAAATTACAATCAATACGTTCAGCAATCTTTTCTTCTGCCATCTCTAATGTGATATATAAGGCATTATATCCTTGTCTAATACACGATGCAGCGTGATGACACATAAAGAATGACTTACCCACACCAGTATTGTGCGAACTTACACCATCGGTATAATATCTATGATTAGGGTGATCTACAGTTATATCTACGATGGGGATTATATTATCAGTTTTAGTAATTGAGGTAATTCGTGTTAACGTGTTATCATCAATCAAAAGATGAAGAAGATGGTTGTCGTTTGATGCACGTAAGATTTCGGATGCAGTGACCCACCCAAACGAAGATTCGAATAAGTGATTTTCATTACATCGTATTTTTCTTCCTTCAATTTCAACCACGTACTCTTCAAAATAA